ATGTCAGATCATTTTAGTGCACTGTGCAGAAACTTACATGATAATGATCACCTTCAGAAAGCATTTAATAAATATGGCAATGTTAATTTCATAGTGCATGTAGTCCTATACTGTGAAGAATTTGAGCTGACACGTTATGAACAAGCATACGTAGGTACGATGCAGTCACGATATAATATATGCAAAATATGTGTAACTGGCACTAATGGCATAACCTTGTCTGATGAAACTAGACATAAGATGTCTGTAATACAATTAGGAAGACCATCTCATAATAAAGGTCATAAAATGTCTGAAGAGTCTAGACGTAAAATGTCGGCATCTAGACTAGGTAGAGTTGGTGGCATGAGTGGCAAGAAACACTCTGATGCTGCCAAACAAAAGATGAGCAAAGCTCATAAATATCGCAAAGAACTGCCTGAAAATATTGCACATGATTTGGTAAAATCTTTAAGTAGTTTGATTAGACATACTGCTGCGGAAATCAAATCTATGATCCATCTTAATATTCATAGTGCATTATTTCATGTCACACCAAAAACTAGTCATCGTACTATTCATGTTAAATCTGTTCGTACGTATCAAACGTCAGACATTACCAGGCAAAAATTAAAGGATGCATGGAAGAAAAGAAAATTAGTTGGGGTGTCTTACGAAACTAGACTTAAGATGAAATTAGCTTGGCAAATACGAAAAGCACGCAAGGTTCCTCAGTAATAGCAGGTATATATTATATGAGTACATACTTTGCAGAGGAGTAACAATGACTATGAATGCCATTATTCAATGGATCGTTGATCTTGGTGGTGTGGCTGGTATTGGGGCAGTGGTTGTTCTTATCATAAGAGCAGCGTCAGATTCCAGGAATGCTAAAGCAAAACTGGCAGAAGCTGCCTTAGTAGCTAAGGCAAATATTGAAAAGGATGCTCTTTTAGCAAAGGCTCAGGTTGAACGTGTTCAAGCTGAGACTGATGACATAATTGCCCAGGCATCTGATAGAATGGTAACTGGGATGCAAAAACGAGTGGATGCATTGATAGAGCGAGTAGAGGCATCCGAGAAGCAGTCTGATGAACGATACCAAGAGATTAAAAGATTGGAGAAACGTATTGAAATACTGGAAAATTTATTGATTGTGAAAGACGGTGATATTAAAAGTCGCGATGCACGTATAGCCGAACTGGAATGTAAAGTTAAGGATCAAGCTATCGAAATAAACCATCTGAAGGATCAAGTGCGAATACTAGAATCGGCAGCTGATTCACGTAAAGGAAAAACAAAATGAGATACTATTATGGTTGTATTCTTGATACAAGGGATAATCGTGACTTCCTGTACACTGATACATTCGTATGTACAGCACCACTGCCTGTTGAAGTCGACTTGAGACCACACTGCAGTCCTGTGCGTGACCAAAGCACGCTTGGTTCCTGTGTTGGTGAAGGTACCAATGCTTTGGATGAATATTTAGAGACTAAAAATCCTGCTGTATCATTATCACCAATGTTTGTCTATAAAGAGGGACTGATGTTGGAACATACCTTTGGGCAAGACAATGGATTGATGATCCGAGATGGATTGAAAGTCTTGAATAAGATTGGGGATTGTCCGGAGGTCGATGAACCATATGACATATCCAAATTCGCTAATATGCCTTCTGCCAAAGCTGTTGCGGATGCTACAGCATTCAAGATTGCATCCTATCATCGTGTCTATAAAGTCATTGGTATGCAACAGGCACTAGCCAATGGTTGTCCTGTCGTCATAGGTGTGCAAGTATATTCCAGCTTTGAGGACGATCATGTAGCAGCAACTGGACTGGTGCCTGTTCCAAAGCGTGGCGAAGAATTTCTTGGAGGTCACTGCATGCTAAATGTCGGATACAGGATAGATAAAGGTTTTCCAGGAGGTGGGATATTCTTTGTGAAAAATTCATGGGGCACTGGTTGGGGTGATCATGGATATTGCTATATTCCATTCGCATATTTCACTGCTCGCAGAGCATCTGATATGTGGGTTGGAAAACTATAGAAAGGAGGTTACTATGCCAAAAGGTACTGGTAAGAATGCTCCGGCTCCACAGGCTACTGGCAATATGCCGGCTGCCTTGAAGAAATATTGGGAGTCTAAGAAGACAACCAAGAAAACTCCCAAGAAACCTGGGAAATAACACATGTATAAAGTACCAGGTCGATCAATTGTTTGCAGTACTATTGGCGAATGGTTCCAGGAAATAATCTGGTGCTATGTCATTATGAAACTATTCAGAAATGACATTGACTCGATTACTTGCCATTGTGGATCAACATCCACTAAACCTATGAGTTGGGAACCAAAAGCAGAACTCGTGAAATAGCAAATTGTAGTGGTTCAAGAGAGGAGGAACAACAATGGATGATGATGTAAATAGGATGGTACGAGCAAAGTTCACATGTGTCAGTGTCATAAAGACCCTGTCAGGTAATAAAGACCTGTCATTTACCTGGACATACCATTTCATTGCTGTTTATGGTAACAGTGAAGAAAACAAGAAGTTTTGGCAATATACCCCTTCTGGTAGTGTTGATCTGTCTTCCATAAACCAAGATTTGTTTGAGGTAGGCAAAGAATACTATCTGGACTTCAGTCCTGCATTATAAATTGTAGTGATTCAAGAGAGGAGATTATGTAATGCCGAATATACCAACTGTTCTGACTTCCACGCTGTTGCTTGCATTGTGGGCTGTAATCTTGTCCTTGGGATGCACCTATATTCCTGGCTTGAATACGGCATATGCCGCTTTGGATAGTGGCACCAAAGCTATGATACAAGGCATAGGCATAACTGTCGTGGCATTGATATGTGGGATACTTTCCTGGACTGGAGTACTGGTATTCCTTCCTCCTGGTGAGGATGGTATCTTGCTATTAATTTTCCAGTGGGTCATTGCTCTGCAATCCAACCAAACAGCTTATCAGTTGTTTAAAGCTCCGCAGAGCGTATTGATTATCAAAGCGCAACGAGTTCAGACCAAAAATTGTTGCAAGTGATATAAATAAATAATGCCGGATGGTCACAAAAGGCTATCCGGCATTTAGGTATAATTATGAGTGTTGAATTTTCATCCGTACATCCGCATAATATCCGCACCGAAGAAGGCACACCAGGAGGCCGGACATATTTTGTTATTCTTCCTGGAAGAGGACAGGAAGAGAAAGCAATATGCTTTAGGAGAATGCACAAAGCTCCTGATATGCGATGCACAAATAAAGCTGGTAGTGGTACATGGCATGTCAGTACAGGAGCGTGCAAATTTCATGGAGGCAACAATGGGGCACATGGTCAAGGCATAGTCACTGCTCGCAATGCCAAGATCACACGTTTGCGATTGAAGGACACTATTGAGTCCTATCTCAACACAGATCGTGCTGGCTTGTTGGACCTTAATTATGAACTGGCTTGCAGCAAGGCAATCTTTGACGAATTTATGCAGAACTTTCCAGATCCTAAGATTGACGAATATGGCATTTATCTGAACAGGTTTATGACTATCATCTCTTCGATGAGCAATCTTGTGGATCGCATGTCAAGAGTTGAGAACAGGAACACACTTACTGCTGCACAAGTTTTGTATCTTAGAGCCACAGTTGCGGACATGTTTATGAAGTATATAGACGATCCAAATTTGCGTGAACGTGCTGCCAAGGAACTGGCTTCTCGCATGGGAGGAGATATGTCTGTGCAGATGCAACCTTCAGAGATAAGGATGCTTGAAGATGCCAACGAATAAGCCTAAATTGGTTGGATTGCTTCCCACCTCAGCCGGTCCCACGTCACCAGAAGTGCTAAACACGGTCAAAATCGGTCGCAATGCCGTTAAAGGCAAACTTACCCACCTGGGCGTCCTGAAGAGCTTTCCAGGACATAAAGGAATACCAGGTAATCAAGGAGGATCACTTCCAAATAAAGAGTTGAGATTATCCAAGAAGCTAACCGGCAAGCTCAATCCTATGCCAAAACCATGACAAACCATAGTGCTATCGTGGCACGTGCCACCGCTATGGTTTACCACGATAGACCACGATGATCGATAAGCAAATCATTCACTATCCAAGGAACCTATGTTCAAAGCTTCAGCTCCACCCACTAATCTTCAAGAGTTAGCAGCCGGCATCCAACAAGCAGTAAGGATATCCGGTGGCTTCAAGCGTTTCCAAAGGATGTATGCCAACGATCGTGTGGCATTTGCTTACGATTGTTTTGGCAAAGTAGGCAAGACTTTAACATTGTATCAAGAGGAAATCTTATCATTTTTTGATGAAGGTTATAGTCGTGTAGCAGTCCGAGGACCTCATGGTCTAGGAAAGACTTACATAGCAGCACTCTTGGTTCATCATGCCTGTTTGACAGCCGAGGACGATGCCAAGATTATCACAACAGCAAGTGCCTGGCGTCAGGTCGAAAAATACTTATGGCCTGAGATAAAGAAGCTATCCAAGGCTATCCAGTGGGACGTAATCGGACGAGAGCCATATGATCCAAACCATGAGATCCTGCAAATGTCAATCCGTCTCAATCAAGGCACAGTAGAAGCATTCGCTGTGGTCTCTGATGATTATCAGACTATCGAGGGTGCTCATGCTAAGAATCTGACGTATATCTTCGACGAAGCCAAATCAATTCCACGTGACACATGGAACGCAGCAGAGGGAGCATTCGCTAATGCCAATATAGGCAAACTTGGATCCAAACTTGTACCAATATCCAGAGAGGACACAGGACTTATCAGTGAATCTATCCCTCTATTCCAAACAGAGAGTAAGCCTATAGCAGACGTCTGGGATATGATAATGGCAGGAAAGGATCCTGATGTAGGAACAGATATAGAGTTAGAGCAAGGTTATGGATTCGATGATAATCAAGTAAATAATAAACTTCCTGAACAGGATAAGCATAATATAGGGGGGAGGGAAATTAATAAGTTAGCAGTATATCAGCCAGGAATAAAGAGTAATAAGGTAGCAGGGGATAATAAGGACATCGACGTCAATGATAATATGACTATAGTAGGTCATAGTGATGGACGTGGAGAAGTAATTAGTGGAGAGCATTATGGGTCATTAGATAGCACAATTCAGCGACGGCACGATCGTGCGTCCGCTATGGTCGACCGTGCGACCACGATGCCCCATAACACGGACGTCCATGCACGTGCTGCCATAAGCGACCATAACACGGACGTCGACCATAATGCCGTCGTGCCTTCTTATGGTGAGGACGTCGACCATAATGCTCTTATGGGTGCACGTGCCCCTATGGGCGAGGGCATATTGGAGCATAAGCAGGACGTGCCCTATAGTGACGACCATAACAGCACTATAGCAGGACGTGCCCCTATGGGAGACCATAACAGCACTATAGCAGGACGTGCCCCCATAACAGACCATAACATCCCTATCACCGATCGTGCCTATGCATTTGCCATAAGCACGCCAGGAAATCCTAATGGACAGTTCTATGATATACATTCCCATGCTCCTGGCTATGAGGACTGGATAACAAAGCACGTCACACTCGATGATGCCATAAGAGCAGGACGCATAAGCAGAGAGTGGGCAGATCAGAGAGCACGACAGTGGGGCATAGACAGTGCTATATTCAAGAACAGAGTGCTTGGAGACTTTGCTGATAACAGTGAGGAGGGCATAATACCCCTATCGTGGGTACGTGCTAGTAATGAGCGATGGAAAGCATGGCGCGACCATGACTATAGTGGTGATAGTCGTGCCGATGGTTATAGGAGCATAGGTATCGACGTGGCACGATCCGGCGACGACAAAACCGTGTTCGCCATACGACAACGCTTCGCCATACGGCAAATATATGTGTACTCAAAACTTTCCACCACGTCCACTGCGGATAAAGTGATAGCGAACCATGATGGACGTTACCTCCATATAGAAATGGACGGTGGACTTGGTGCTGCTGTATATGATATACTGAAGCAGAAAGGTATCTCTCCTCGCTTATTGAAACCCATAACAGTAAGTGCTCCTACCTCATGGAGAGATCACTCTAAGCAGATGAGATTCTTTAATGTTCGTGCTGCTATGTGGTGGAATATAAGAGAAATGCTTGATCCAGTATATGGAGTAGGTATAATGCTGCCACCTATAGAGGAACTGATACTAGATCTGACGACACCACAATACGAATCTAAGACTGATAATACTATCGTACTCGAGTCTAAGGACTCGATAAGACAACGATTAGGTAGAAGTACTGATTTCGCGGACGCGGTATGCTTGGCATTCTGGCAGATAAGTAGTGGCGGTGGTGTAGTTATTTAGAATACAAGTTTAAGTATATATTATTTAGGAATTGTGATATGAACCATGGTCCTAACGTCACTAGTCTGATAATGAAATGCATGGCACGAGAAGCCATACCAACTGGTGGAGGCATAGCAGATGGTATAAAGTTCTTTACAGATATAGAACATAGGAAAGATATCATGCAACGTGCTGAAACCATAGCACTGAACATGCTTATAGCAGTCAAACAAGCTCGAGACAATCCTTATGGCACTGACGATGAGACTATAGCGAAAGCCATACTTACTAAAATTGATGAGAGAACAAGTTTAGTAAGGTGGAGGAAGCCATGAACATATCACAAAGTAAAGACATGATTGCCTTGACCATATGCAAGCAAAATCTGCACTGCGTGCCAGAACATGTTATCCATGTGCATATGGGCACCAAACAATGGCGTGTAATGAAAGACAGAGAATCGTCCGAGTTCATAACAATTGTGAAGTGGCAGTTGTACGATGGTGGATCCATATGCATGGGTCTGTCCAACGACATGAACACACTGGTTATTGCCGACACAGAACTCTAGGTATCTATAATCATGAAGACAATTCCGCACAGAAATAAGATGTTGAGTAAAAACTTTTATGATGAACTCGACAATGGTATACGATTTCCCGTGAAGGTTCTCCATGCCGCTATGATTGATACATGCCAATCATGCCAAGGTGGGCAAGGCCATCCCTATGACCGTCCAACCATTGATTTACCGTTGGGTGATGATAATACGATTGTATTTGCTGCATTATCTGCACTTTGGGCTTATGGACTACCTATATGGCAGGTTGAAATTGTTTGGAGAATTGGGAACGATGGAACACCATTCGAAAAGTTGGGCAGACTTACGTTCTATAAAACCATGGAAAATCGCGCTGACGACAATCCCACATTCATTAATAGTTATCAAACTCAAGTAAATTAGGTATGTTTCAAGTATATAATTGCCAAGTTTTCTTTGATGCAAGTTTAGTATGGTAGACTGTCTTTCAATAGTTTATATAGGGAGCGCACCATGAATACAAAGCAACTCGTAATAACTGGCTCGTTGATCGGAGTTGTAATATGTCTAGTAGTTATTATAGCAGGGATGTTGGTGATTGGTTCAACAAGAACTTCAGTACCTGTACCTATTCAAACAGCAGTTCCACAGGAATATGTCCGACCTATTGATTGGTCGACTGCTACTCCATATCGAATGGACGAACAAGTTCAACCTTCCAATCCCAAACAGGCTGAGATTGATTATCTTACACAGTCTTTGCCTTATGGCCAGGATATGTCTCAGACTGATGCGAATTTGGCACAATTGCTGCATGAGGCAGGACAAGGTGGTTCAACTGTTTTCCTTGATCCTAATTGGAAAGCTCAGGTATACAGTAATATGGATAGGGAAGTTGACGATACGGCAGCTTTGGCTGCTCTCGTACCACCACCTGACATGGTGCAATTACAGATGCTTTATATTGACATGCATTCTCATGCGGTGTTGGCACGTTCATATATGACGACAGGGTTGGAAAATATTGACCCTAACTCCGTGGCCATGGCAAGTCAAGAAGAACAAGCAATCGGCACTGATGTCGAACAGGCTACAGCATTTCTCAAAGCATATAAGGCATCCTATGGTACTACACAATAATATGCTAAAACATCAACATCAAAACTACAAATTTCATACTAAATGGTATCTAGAGCGTGCTGCTAAGATAACAGCAATGTGGCAAGAAGGTTATACGATAAGCAAGATTGCAGATCACTATTTATTA